AGCATTTTATTGGGTTCGCAAAATGGAAAGAGAATGCGAACAATATGCTGTTCGATTAATTGACAAATATGAATTGCCAATAGACAAGAAAAAATATATCAAAGGTGCAAACTGTTATATCTATTCGCACTTCTTGATGGAAGAGCAAAGAAAGTATTGGACATACAAAAAGAATCCATATAGATCACCAAGTGTGCAGAGAGTCATGCCCTCTACTTTCAAGGTGCTAAGTCACAAGACAATACCCAATAAAGTTTACAAAGCGTTGTTAAGCTGCGTCTAAACGACGTATCTCTTCCCAACGTTCTTTCTCGGAGACATATCCACGCTGAACAAGTTCATGGATGAAATCATCCATCATTCCTAATACTTGTTCATTGACGGGATATTTTGTCTCTCCGTTTTCTTCTATGGGTCCTGTGCCAGATTTAAGGCCCTCGCAGACAGCAAGATCGCACTGTTTCACAAGATCGTCTGTATATTCTAGTAGACTTGCTACCTGATAAAAAAGATCCTTTCGACAAGGATCTTGTTCTTTGCGAGCCAACGAACGGATTTCGTAAGTTAGTTCTGGAATTTTCATGTTAAGCGAAGAAGATACTTGGTTTGCTGTAGAACAGCTAGTATCTCATCGCTAATATTTAGGAGTTCCGTATCGTTTTCGCTTAAATTATTTCTAATATTTTCTACGCTATTGACAAAATCTTCAATCATTTCTTTGCACGGCCTATCACCATAATTTATCAAATTTATCTTAAATGTATCTTTTGCATTAATACTGCCATATTTTGCAAAATAAATTTCGACAAATTGATCAATAAGTGGATCTAATGAATCGTAGGCTTTCCCCAAAGCTTTATGCTCAGAATAAGATTTGGTTTGCCAATGTAAAATTTTAAGTTGATTTTGTATTGTTAAAAAGGGTGTAATTACCATGACTTATTATTTATAATTCCCCAACTAGGATTCGAACCTAGACAATTTGAACCAGAATCAAAGGTGCTACCGTTACACCATCGGGGAAGGAAAGCCCCAACCTGTTATACTCCGGGGCCCAGAGTCGCTTGCACTGCAGAACAATATGCATTCATCACAACTGCACTTGCAGAGCCAACATTTATACTACGCACAGATCCATACTGCGGAATATACAGGGTGTCATCACACATACTTAGAACATCCGCAGGAACTCCAATTTGCTCTTGTCCAAAAATCATTACATAATGAATTTCAGGATCGAAGTCAAATGTGTTTATGTTTTTTGCTTCACATATATTGTCAATTCCAAGCAGTTTAACTTTTTCTTCATACTTGGAAAAAGTTTCTTCAATATAGGAATTGAGATCATCAATCCCTTTGACATGACGGAAGTTGGTGTAATGGTGCGTACCAACCGTGCCACGACGGTCATATTTTTTGTGACCATATATCACCACCTCTTTCGCCAAAAACGCATTAGCATTACGTATAACGGTTGCAATATTAAAATCGTTACCAATATTGCAACACACAACACTATAGTTAAACCGCTTAGTCTCAAGATCAGCTCTGATTGCATCGTCTTTCCAGTATGCGTAGTGGTCAATAATATTACGAGTTTCCATTAGTCCTCCAACTGAACGAATCCATCATCAGTAGTATAAAAAATATCATGAAAAATATCTTTGCACCACTTATGACAAATCGGACAAGGCTTGGCGTTTCGATAATTACCAAATCTGTTAAATCTAAAATTCAAAAGAACAAGTTTTTTATCGCGAAGACTTCGGGGAACTTTACGATATGCATCCAGTTCAGAATGCATTTCAGGATAACGATAACCAAGTTTTATGCTCTGTGGATGAGTCTTGTACTCATTTTGTCCTATTGCAATAATTTCTTTTTTATGGACAATTATTGAAATATGCTTTTTCTGTCTTTCCATTGCCATAGAAAGAGGCTTGGCAATCGGAACATAAAACTTGATTATCGTATCTATATTCATTAATCCGTCGTCAGCTTCAACGGCGACTTCTTCACCGTCTTGTTAGGCGTAACGAGTCCCTTGTTAAGACTTGCATCATACTGCTCCTTCATCTCATCGACAGGATCGACGCTGAAGGCGACAAAACTCTTAGGAATCAAAATTCCCTTATCTGCCTTTGTATACATGAGCCAAGGCATTAGACCAATTTGTCCAGCCTGCATTGGAACAAGAACTGCGGCATCCTTGAAAAGGATGTCATCACCCTTTTCTTCGTAACGGGCGATAATTTCTTCGTTTGACTTTAGTCTAAATACTTTTACGTTCATGTGGTATCCTTTATTACGCTTTATTATACCATTAACCCTATTAATAGCAAGCACCAATCCTATGAAATCTTTTAAAAAATTTTTAATAGAACAACAGGCCACTCAATCCGCTGAAGTTGATCATGTTAAACCTTTATATTATTCTTTGGTTTCCGCAGAACATAGAGGGGTAGTAAAGGATCCTAAAAAATTTGATCCAAAACTTTATATTAGAACAAAATATCAACCAAAAGATGATATTTCAACTGCATATGGTCCTGCACAATTAACAGTAAGTACAATCGAAGATGCAGTTAAAAGACATCCACAAAATTTTCCTGAAGACTTACAGCCTTATATTAAAAAATTTGTCGAGCAGGGAAATAAAATGAAAGCTGCCGATCCTAAAGATCCAAAATATGGCTATGGTTGCAAAGGAGATCTATGTTCAGAAGAATATGCTAAAGAATATGAACGTACAGCAATAGGCGTATTAAAAAGCAAAATGGATGATGCAAAAATAGATTATAGCAAACCTATTGATGGAGAAAGTTTAACAAAAGCCACAACAAGATGGCGGGGTGTGGGAGAAACTGATACTGTAAACAAAAAAGGAAAAACAGTAAAAGGCGATCCAGATTATTTTAAAATTGTCAGAGACAGAATGAAAGAATATACCCAACCATCACAGCCAAAACAAGAACCACAGCCAGAAGCTGCTCCTGTTAAACCAGCAGAACCAAAAGCTCCCGAACAACAAAGTGATGGTGAAGATTATGTTGTCAAACCCGGAGATAGTTTTTGGAAAATTGGTGGATCTACTCAAAAAGGCATGGAAGGTGTTCAGGCAGCAAACCCAAATGTTGATCCGATGAAATTAAAACCCGGACAAACAATTAGGGTGCCACGCCAGAAATAACACTGCTGTACCACTCAGGTACATTTCCTTTTTTCCATTTTGCAAATCTTGACTTTTCATTGATGTAGTAATTGCGATAAGCAGTTACTGCATCTTCGTTTTTATATTGATCTGGCATTGCCTGTGCAAATGAAGTCAATTCAATTTTAGGAGTATTAAATGGAACAAAATACAATTCATTCAATACCATTTTTTGCATGGCATGAATTTTGCCATAGCGATTTGTATATTCTTTGCAAAGTTCTTCTGTGTGATTCCAAAGCCAAATATAATTTGATCTGCTAGCACGTGTCCAAATTGTACACGGATGATTAACCATAGTTGGTTTGCAAATATTTTTATTTTCACACATTTTTGTCAAACATGGACCTTTTTTGGTTTGGACAACAAGTCTTTTGCCGTCCAAGATATGATGTGCGGTTGACATCAACTGACAAGATTCTAGAAGCATTTTAACTACATGCTTGTCACACATCATCTGTGCGGCAATTTTAGGATCGTTGTCCAAAACAAAAATGTTCATATTTCGTGCTCTTCAAAAACGTTGTTCATCGTGCGATTAACACGCACTATTTTACCACGCTCATACAAAGAAGGCAAGTCAAAAGCACCAACATAAGAACAAGCCGAGCGAATACCGCCAAAAATTTCTTGTATCGTATTTCGTACAGATCCACGGTAAGGAACCTCTACAGTGCGCCCTTCAGAAGCGCGATAATCGGAAAGTCCACCGTTGTATTTTTCATTTGCAGTTTTGCTGCTCATGCCATAATGCAACATGGTAAGTCTTCCGTGCTCCATGTGTCGTATCTCACCTCCACATTCATCATGACCAGCAAAAATTCCTCCAGCCATGACAAACGCAGAGCCAGCTACAAATGATTTTGCAAAATCTCCGGGATAAATTATTCCACCATCAGCAACGATCCCAATACCGGATGCTGCGGCTGTTTCCACACACTCTAGCACCGCTGAGAGCTGGGGATAACCTACTCCTGCTACTCGTCTCGTAAGGCACATCGACCCCGAGCCTATTCCCACTTTTACTAGGTCTACACCAACTTCTGACAATGC